TGGTGCTTCTTCATGGCGACGATGGTCGGCAACACAAACGACAGCAGCGCAACATTGTGGCCGTAGCTGATCGTCTGGATGCAACGGGGCGGTTTTGCCGCCGAGTAGGTCTCGCCCTTGAGGAAGGACTTGAACTGCGCGAACCCTTGCTCACGCGCAGTCCCGGGATAGTCCAATCGCCAGTGGTCAAGCTCATCCTTGACGGCCACCTTCTGAGATGGGCGGTCAAGATGACGGATGACCTCATCATGGTCCAGCGGAACCACAGGCACCGTCCCCTTCTCGGTAATGATATCCACCACTGCGTAAACGAACTCTTCAGTGAGACGCAGGGTTTCAGCGCGGGGGACAGCGGGGTTCGGCGTGGCCTGGACACGTCCGGTAATGCTCGCCAGCATGTTGGACGCTGTCCGCTCGGGGACCATGGCTAGGGGTGCGATTGGGTGGCCAATCTGGATGATGTTGCTACGGCGGGGAAGAAGGGTCTCGTCGTCCCCAGACGCGTAAATCGCGGTGTAGGTGGGGGTAAAAGTAGCGACACCATCGAGCTGGAACTGGGAAGGCAAAGCAAGGCGAGGAATCGCGCCGTGCTTGACCGCCCATACCACAAGGAAAGGTTCCAACTCGCGCGCCTGCTCGTGCTGAGCGAGCAAGACTGCCACAGTGGGCACCTTGCGAGCGATCTCAGCATGCGTGTTGAGCGACATGGCGCGGGAGTAGGCGCTGGCGACCCGTGCGGTGCTAATGGTGTAGTGCACGGTGCCATCGGTGTCAAAGAAGGATACCACGTCCTTGCCGCCGGACACACGGCGGACTAAGCCCATCCCGGGAATGAATCCCGAAGACGAGGGGGACGAAGGTACGAACACTGGATTGTAGGGCTGGACAGCGGGAACGGGCTCCGCAACAAAATCAGCCAAGTGGTCCTCCAACCCCATTGGAAAAAGACCGGTGATCAGCCAAGGACCATAGCGAGAGGTGACCTGCTGGACAACATGCCTAGTAGGTGACCCGACGCCTTGGGTGCTGAACATCCGGCCCATCTCCGGGACAAAAGGCCACGAGAGCTGACGACCACTCCAAGTGAGCCTGCGCATGCCGTCGGAAGTAACGGTAAGGCGGGCGGTCCCATCGCTGGAGAGAGCGGCAGGGACGTCCGTCGCCAGGCGGATGTAGATGACTGGCGACGCGACAGAGGTCGCGAACGTGAACGACAAGACAGCCACGTCAGTTGCAGCAGTCGAGATGTCCGTCGTCACGCGGTAACCCAAATCGCTAAGGATCACATGGAGGTGGTAGAGAGCATTGTCCAAGCTCTTTGACAGGACGCTCGCGGATGGCAAGTCGTCCCCAGTGCTCGCCGCGAGCGGGACCATCGAGCTGCCCGGAAGAGCGTTAAGGCGACGCTCAAACTGGACAACCTTCTCGCGCGCGGTGATCTCAGACGGCCGGAACAACACGTTGCGCACCCAGGCCCAGCCCCTAGCGACGCCACCCCAGTAAGACTGGGCGACACGCATAACGGGGGCGAGGGCTCGGAGGC